GTACTTGTAAAACATTTCCTTAATTTTTTCTGTATTCATTATCTTAAATTTATTATTGTTGGTGTATTATTATTTTCATTATAGTATTCTAAATATTCACGTTTTAATTCTTTATTCCAAGATTCTTTAAGCTGCCAACCATAAGTCTTGAGCATTTCTTCAAACTTTCTATGTATTTGTAGTTCAGTTCCTATTATAATTACTGAACGATTATTATAACTTAAGTCATTACTAAATTGACCTGACATTCTATCAAAAGTATTAATTCCTGTAGCTAAGTATTGAGGTTTTAAATACCACTCTTCAGCTTTTACTTTTTTATTATCTAATTGATAGCCCATAAAATTTGAGTAAAAAGCTTTATTATAATCTATAAAAGTAGTGTGTTCTAAATATTCTGCATCTAGTATAGTCATCTTAAAATATTTTAGAGTTATCTTGTGAATTGTAATAAGCTGACTTTACTTTAATATACAAATCTCTAACTACTTGGAATGATAATCTATTAAGTCCGTACTCAGTTAAAACAGTATTATTAGGTAAAAGTACAGGTTTATTTAATTGTACATCTAAAAGACTTATAATAGCTTCAGGTTTTGATGTTGCATCTTTCATTTTAAATTCCATTATCTTAAACCTAAAAAAAGTTCTAAAAGCGTAATAGACGCAAGTAGTATATATAAGCAGCCAAAAAGTCCTGCTATTCCTAAAAGTGTTGAGAGTAAATTTTTCATAATATTTATTTGATTAATTATGAAGCAAAGATAAAAAAATATAATTATATAAACATAATGATAAACAAAGTTATTAACAATTATGGTGTTTACATCTATGACAAACTTTATAGCTTGTCTAGTGTACTAGTATTAAAAAGAAAAGAAAGTGCCTAAAACGACTAAAGGGGGGTGCTATAAACTAAAGAGTAAAACTATTATAATTAATAGAATATAAAATATAGAAAGTTTTGTAGAATCCTTTAATTTCATTATAAAGGCATTAATAAATTTATAGGAGTTTTGCCATTGTTAAGTACAACAACGCAACCTACAGCTGGTTTTTTACCATACTTAGCGTAAGCCATAGCATAACTTTCGTGGTTTATTCCACATCCAACCTGAACGCCAAATATTCTAAATTTTTGTCCTACGAAATTTTGAACATAACATTGAGTATGTAAATGTCCTTGTACTGTATTCATCATATCTGCTCTACACTTAGTGGATGCAGTACCCCCTTCTCCGTGTAAATATTGAACATTGTCTAATACATAACGTTCTACAAAATTCCAATCAGGAGTTTCTAATACTTCCTTATAAGACTTAATCCATTTAGAAGGTATTGCAGAAGTCTGTGCCTTACGCATTATAAGTCTGTCGTGATTACCTATAAGTACAGTAGCAACAGGAAAAGCATCTCGCCAACGAGCAATACGCTTAATAGCTAATTCTAGCTCCTCTAAACCACCCATACCATCAGCAGAGGTTTCGTGGTATGAACTATAATGATTGTCTATTACATCGCCTATAAAGACTACTTCTGTGCAATTAAAGGTATCATATTGCTCAATACACCAATCAAGATAGCTGTCAAGACAAAATGGTTCGTGAAGGTCGCCGATAACTAGAACATTTCTAGCTTCGGTTTCCCTCATTTTTTCTAATGCCACTATTTCGTGTGGCTTTAATCTGTATCTGTTATTTCTTAGCAACGTCAGCTATTCCCTGTCCTAATACCAAAGTTGCAATACTGATAAGAATATTCTTAACTTCTTCAGGATTTAAACCTAATTTTTCACTAAGTAAAGTTGTAAGAACTCCTATGCAAGTGTATACAAATTTACGACTAGAAATCATTTTTTTAAATGTTTGTACTAAAATCCACTTTTTCATTTTATCTATTTTTAATTATTAAATTTATATTTACTGCTCCCAAATGTATTAATTCTTTGATTAATAAGTCCATAGCTAACGTAGAGTTATGAACAACGTCCTGTTCAGAGCTTAATCCAACCAATATACAACCTCTAGTATCTTTAGCTGTATTGCCTATATGAAATAGTATGTAATCTCTATTAGGTACGTTTTTAACTAATAGATGTATGTAATGTCTAGTAGCTGATTCTCTTGGAAGTCTTAGTCTTACTTTATATTCGCCTTCAGGAATACAACTTATATTCCTTTGATTATTTAACCAAGGATTTTCTAGTGTATCACACATTCTTTCTCCATTTAGGAAAAGTTCTCCTATAGTGGATTTATCAGAGAATGTATCTCTTATGAGTAATAAGTTAATCAGTTTTTTTTTTGTCAAATTTAACAAATTTATATATTGTGAAAGTAATGGCTAATATTAAGGAACAAAAAGTTAAGAGTTCATTTGCTTGTCCTAGACTTAATCCTATTGCTGTACTATTTGCTATTCCTACTTGAAGGCTGTCTTGCATTTGTTTTATTATTAGGCTTTTTATCCAAGTAGGATTTAAGCTTTGTTATATTAATTTGTTTCGGCTTGTAGTGTTTCTTCATTATGAGTAATCTGATGAGCTTAAAAAATTCTGTAAAGTAAGTCTAGTTCCTTGATTTTGTGGTCGTTCAAGATTCATATTATTGTAATAATTTTCTCTTGAAGCTTTAACGTCTGCACCTGTGTTTGTATTATATTCAGGAAAAAGTGAGTTGTTATTACATAAATAAGAAATTAATCTTTCACGATAATAAGAACCAGTGTTTAAAATTTCTTCCCTAAAACTCTGTGCTTCTTCGGTAGTTAAAGCATTACCAGTCTCAGAGGTTTTGGAAAAAATATTACCATTTTCCACCTTATGCCTTAGGTAATTGAAACAGTGGTAAAGACTATACGAGGGAAGCATATCTCCAATATAATCATCTAGTAATGTCTTATAAGCTGCATTTACAGGAAGGTTTACAGTTCCTGCTGTTATCAAGTCTTTTAGTTTATTGTTAAGGTCAGTACCTAACGCTGTCTCAACATATATTTTCTGTGCTTCTCTTACAAATGGAAGTAATATGTCAACATCTACATTAAGATTAATTGCTGTAGAGTCTTTTAATTTAGCTTCTGATATAAATAGTACGTAGCTCATAGTTATCTTGGTTCTAAAAATCCGTTATTTTTCATTCTCTTTGGTGGTCTTGCTACTAAGTTATCATTCTTTTCAGCTGTAAAACCTTCTGACTTAGCTTTTGTATATCCTATTAGTTGTTTAGAAGATATATTACTTTTAGCACCTCTTAAAGAAGTCTTGTATATTTGTCTTAGCCAAAAATGATGACAGTTACCACCTCCTTTGTAAAGCCATATACTATAAGTATTTGCACCTCTAGGACCCCAACCTGGATTGACTGCTCTACTTCCCATTTGTATAATATCTTCCTTTCGGTATATCTTTTTAGAGGATTCCATTAATTTGCAAAAATCTCTTGTTCCTCCTGTTTGACTTAAAAAGTTATCTTGAGTATAAACATATCTAACTTTGTAAAATTCATTATCTGACTTATTTGTTCCATCTTGTGAACTTCTAGCATTAGGTCTAGCTGTACCTGTTGAAGCTAACTCTAATTTTTCATTAGCTACTTCATTTAATACCTGCTCAAAATTAAAGTCTTGATGCTCTCCGTCTACTACTTCTTCTTCTATTAGTTCCCATTCTTCAGGCATATCTTCACCAAACTCCTCTATAAACTTAGAAAGTTCTGTAGCTTCTTTATGACCTTCACAAGCCATATAGACTGTCTTACCTTCTAATTCGTGTTCGTGGTAGCCTTCACACCCTAAAGTCTTTGCACTCGCTAAGGCTTCTTCTATGGTGTCATAAACAGGCTTTCCGTCTATCATTCCTACTTTTGCAAACTCCTCTTTTATTTCAACAGATTCTTCTTCATTTAAAGGTGGTAATCCTATTTCTTCTCTTATTTCATCTTGCGTCATTACTTCTCTAATAGTCTTAGAGTCAAATTGAATAGTAATTGGTTTAAGCTGTACAAACTGAACAGGCATATCCATATTATTAACTTGGAATATCTTGTGTAATACTTTTAAGATTTGCCCTTGGAATGGCATTACAACAGTATTTAAGTAAAAATTAGAAGCGTTTAATAATTCGTCAGCCGAACTAGAGAATCCGTTAGCACTATCTAAGCCCATTAATGTTTTGCTCGTAATTCTATGACCGCTTAAAATATTTTGAGTAAGTAAATCTTGAAGTGCTAAATATTGTTTGTCTAAATCTGATGGACTAATTGAAGTTATTTCAGGAACTCTAGTCTTGTCGTCGCTGAACGTTAAGACAAATTTTCCTGCATTCTTTTCTGATGTAAATTTAGATTCTAAGCTTCTTTCTATCTGATTTCTTTCTTCAGCAGTCGGTATTCCGTTAGCAAAGGAAATCATAAACGAGCCTGTAAATCCGTTAGATATATTATTAAGATGAAACTCAGAAACTTTAGAATCTATTAAACTCCAATTATTACAAGAAATGTAATCGGCTGTATAATAGCTATTCATATTAGGACTATAAAGACCTGTGTAAAGAATTTGATTTGGAGAAGTTCTATCGTTTACATTAAAAGCAGGAACTCTATAAGGCTTGTTAGTTCTTGTATTTGCCCAATCTCCTGATACATAAAATGCTCTAGTCTTGCCAAATTCGTCAGGACGCTCACATCTAATCTTTTCTACAGGTATATGATAGATTTCAGCTATCTGTGTTCTATCTTTTGACCAAACTATATTAAGTGCAAATGCTCCTTGTAGCTTAAAGTCAAATGCTACCTTTTTTAAGACTTCGTGTAGTGTTTCATTTGAGTTAGCGTTATTCATAAAGTTCTGTAGCTTAATCCTTGCTTCTACATCTCTATCATCTTCATCAGAAATAACTATGTCTTCTCCTGCTATCATTTCAGCAGTAGCATTTACAATTGCAGCTGTTATTGAACTTGAGTAGTAAAGGTCAATTAAGAACTGTGGGTAAAGGTTTCTCCATTCGCCATTAGCGTCTCCGTACTCAATGTAATCCTTTCCTCTAACCTCTTGTACTAGAGGAGCTGTTGAAGTGCTTAAATCTACTGAAATTATCTTATCCATTTTATTCTATTATTAATTCATCAGGGTTTACATCTGTACCTTCTGCGTTCTTTTCATAACCCAAGAACGAATGTACACAATCTACAGG